AGCTGCTGATTTTTTTCTTGATGATGAACTACGTGTTGGTGAAGGCATATAATATATATATTATATTTTATTATAATAAAATATAATAAAATATAATAAAATATAATAAAATATAATAAAATATAATAAAATATAATAAAATATAACACTATAAAATATATTACATATATTCCGCAAACTCTATATTTGCAATATGACTGCAAATTCTATGAGCGTTACGCGAATTGTCTCGTGCGCGTGTTAATAATTCAGAAGTTATAAAAAACATATTACTAACATCTTGTTCTAGTGTTTCATCATTTATATTTAAACTTCTATAGTTATTGTAATTATAAGAAGCTTCATTATAGAGTCTACGCACATAATATTCGGTTTGGTCTGCGCTATATTGATTACTTAATGAATCATTAAAAGTTATATTTGGAATTTCTGGAGGGTCGGGTACTTGTGGTGTTAGTTGTTCAATTTCGCGTTCCAGAAATTCTATTTCTCGCATACGTTCTAATATATATTGTCTTCGTAATATTGGGTCTAATATTAGGGGTTCGTATTCTGGTTCTTGTTCTAATTCTTCTTCTATAGAAATATAGGGTATATTAGTTATACGTTGCTTACAATTAGGACATTTTCCTTGACTTCTAACTAACCAATTTACTATACAATCTTTATGGAATCTATGACCACAAGGTAATGCCGTAGCAACATTTATAGTCAAAGGTTCTAAACATATTGAACAATCATTATTTGTTAACATATTAGTTCTTACTCTTTTCATTACTTTTCTAGTTTGTTTTCCTCGAACTCTTGACTGAATTTTACGACTTGCTCTTAGTTTGGTTACTTGTTTTCTAGTTTGTTTACCCCTAATTCGTTTTTGAATTTTTTTAGCTGCCGAACTTCTTAAACGCGATGAACTACGTCTTTTTGAAGGCATACTAAATTTATATTATATACTATAAATAATATAATATATAAAACTATAAAAATAGTGTAAAAGATTATAAAAATATCAAGATTAACTAGTTAACATTAATGAACCAAGATGGTTTGAAATTCGTAATGCATTAATCGCATCATAGCTTGCAACTTCTAATAAATTAGATGTTCTATTAAAAACAGCATCAATGTGTTGTTCCGCTATTTCATCGTTAGTACTTGGTCTATCTTGTGTGTTAAAACTTTCATAGTTAGTATAAATAGTATATGCTTCACTATAAAGACTTCTTAAAGTAGTCTCAGTATCATTTGCTGTTACTTCATTAACTACTGCCTGCTCATAAGTTATATCTGGAATTTCTGGCGCATCAGGCAGTAGTTGTCTTTGTCGTTCTATACTTTGTTCTATAACATCTAGTTCTTGATTGCGTACTATTAGGTGTTGTATTAGTTGTAGCGGTTCTAAATCTAATAGTTGTCTTCGTTGTATTGGATCTAATATATTTGGTGGTGGTGGTAGTGGTGGTTGTGGTTGTATTTGTCGTTCTATAGAAATATAGGGTATATTAGTTACAACCGCCCTACACTTAGGACATCTTCCACCAGTGCTAGTCAATGAACGCTTTATACATTCTTCGTGAAATCTATGTCCACAAGGTAACGCAATACGAACATCTGTAGTCAAAGGTTCCAGACATATTGGACAATCATTAATTGTTAACACAGTATTTTTTTCTCTATTTATTACTTTTCTAGTTTGTTTTCCGCGAACTCTTGACTGAATTTTACGACTTGCTTTTGACCTTAGCCTTTTTCTACTTCTAAACCGTTTTTGAATTTTTTTTACTGCCGAGCTTCTTAAACGTGATGAACTACGTCTTTGAGAAGGCATATAATATATATATAATATATAAATTATATAAATTATATATATAAATTATATTTAGAATTTGTGGTAAATCAATTAAGTATACTAGTTACATTTGCTCTACACACAGGACATTTTCTTTCAGTTCCAGTCAATGCTGGCCTTATACATGCTCGATGGAATCTATGTCTGCACGGAAATAATGTAACAACATTTTCAATCATAGGTTCTACACATATTGGACATTCAATATCTGTTGGCATGGTAGTTTTTATTCTACTTAGCAGTTTTCTAGTTTTTTGTCCTCGAAATCTTGACTGAATTTTTCGTGTTGATGCTCTTTTATTTTCAACTAAATGTGAAACTATTTGTGATACAAGTGATGGATCTCCGGGGTCATCAAATTCTTGACCATATGTTCTTAAATGAACATCATTTAACTTTTTAGAAAGCAAAGCAGAAACTGCTTCCTCATAAGCTTTCTCTTTTTCCTCATAAGCTTTCACATATGCTTTATCATAACCTTTTGCATACCTTCTTGATTTATGGTTTTTTACTAAATTTCTCTTTTTTCCAACTTTTCTTGTTTTTGCCATATTATAATATATTAAGACTATAATATTATATAATATATTAAGACTATAAAAATAGTAAAACATTACATAAGGTCTTGATGTTCATCATCACCAAGTTCATCTACACTTTGCGTTGCAATATTCCTAAGCACTTGCGCGCGATGTAATAAATCAAGCGTTACATAATACATATTAGTAACATCTTGGTCAAGTGTTCCATTTGTTCTAACATCTCTATAGTTTTGATAATTTTCAGAAGCTTCATAAAATAGTCTTCGTATTTCATCTACAATTTGGCGTGTATTATATTGTATACGTATTGCTTGATTTAAAGTTATATTTGGCATTTCTCTTGGGTCGGGTAGTTGTGCTAATCGTTGTTCTAGTAGTTCAATTTGTTGTAGACGTTGTAATATATATTGTCTTCGTTGTGTTGGGTCTAATATTGCTGGTGGTGCTGGAGGTGCTTGTGGTTGCTGTTGCGAAAGCGGAACATTACCAAATGTTCGATTTGCTCTTCCTGGTTGTACATATGGTATATTTACTATGCCTGTTCTACAAAGTGGGCATTCTCCACGAGTGCTAGGCATGCTATCTTTTATACATTTTGTATGAAATCTATGACCACAAGGTAATAATGTAGCAACTTTTTCAGTCATAGGTTCAAAACATATTGGACAAGTATTATCTGTTTGCATAATAGTTTTTACTCTAGTTATTAGTTTTCTAGTTTTGTTTCCTTGAATTTTTGCTCGGGCTCTTGTCTGAATTTTACGCGTAGCACTTGACTTTTGCCTTTGTATTTTTCTTTTCCTACTTCTAAACTGTTTCTGAATTTTTTTAGCTGCAGAACTTCTTAAACGCGATGAGCTACGTCTTTGCGAAGGCATATAATATATTATTATATATTATAAATATAATAAAATATAATTTAATTTTATGCTATATTATATTATTTTATGCTATATTATTTTATAAAGAACTAATACTTTATTCACCTTCTTCCATGTATTAACGCATTAGCACGATTACTAGCATCCATAGTTGTTCTGCTTTGTCTAGGTGCTTCTAGTAATCGTTGATGCGTTTGAAACCATGCTTGGGTCTGTGCATCTGAGAGCACTGCTCTTTCACTGTGTGGCAAGTTATCAATTAGTACATCTATTTCATTTAACAAGCTAATTGACTCAATTATAGTAGCAGCATTACGCAATGCTGCTATTAATGCGTTAACACGATTAACAGTAGTATTAATATTAGAACTAATAGGCATTGAAATACGCCTTTGTAGGTGATACGGTCTTTCTGGTTCTATAGATGTTCTACATAATGGACAACTTGGATTAGTATCACTCCATTGTTCAATACACTTTCTATGAAATTTATGACCGCAACGAAGCGTTTTTGTAAGTCTTGGGTACAACATATTACCATAACATATAGGACATGCTTCAAGATTTGGATTTTCTAACGCTTTTCTAAATTTTTTTTGAATTCTTCTTGTAGCAAGTCTTTTAGAGTTTATTTTTGATAAATCTGCTATTGCTTGTTCTCTTCTTTTTCTTTTTTTGAACGTTTTTTGAATATGTGTAATGACTTTTGTTCTTGGACTTAAAGAAATGCGTCTTGGACTTAAAGAAATGTGTCTTGGACTTAAAGATGGTGCTGTTGGATCTAAAGCTGCTAATTCTTCTTGGGGTGCCTGTGCTATTATATTTCTTCCAATATTTCTTAATTTTGCTGTTTTATTTCTTATAAAGTCCATATATATTAGTATTCTATTTTTTTATAAATATAATAAAATATACTATAAAATATACTATAAAATGTTTTAGTATACTATAAAATGTTTTAGTATACTATAAAATATTTTATTATATTATAAAATATATTATGAATTCTAGCAAGTCAAATTTAGCTGCTAAAAATAGAAAACCTATTTTTAAAAATAATAATTTGACGCAATTATTTAAGTTAATAAGCGAAAAAAGAGGATTTTTTGCTTTAATTTTAGCAACTTTAGTATCTCAACTTTATATTACTTATTATGTAAGTGAAAATGTTAAAATAGAAGATGAAGAAGATAAAAATAAAGATACTAAAAAATTTAACAGCAAACTTATTGGAGCATATATAGCAGCATTTGTCTTAATTTTAATTTTGGCATTTATTACTATGCCTCCATGGTTAAAATTTATATTATTTTCTCTCTTTTCTGGTGCTTTTGGTGTAATTTTAGGATATAGAAAATCAGGAGTAGATCCTGCTATTATTAAAAGTGCTTTAGTTGGAACAGGTAGTATTTTTGTTGCTATGTTTGCGTTTGGACTAGCATTAATAGCCAGTGGTATTAAATTAGGTTTAAGATTTGGTCTTGGTTTATTTTTTGCTTTATTATTTTTAATAATTGTTTCCATCGTCCAATTTTTTATTGTTGAATCTTCATTTCTAAAAAAAATAATAGTTATTGGTTCATTAATGGTATTTTCATTATATATTATGTATGATACTAATAGTATATTACAACGCAATTATAATGGAGACTTTATAACAGCATCCTTAGATTATTATTTAGATATAATCTATATTTTTAACGGATTATTAACAGGCCTTGAGTTAGGGGATTAAGCAATCAAATTTTATTTATAACTATATTAACCTGCTTTGCTAATTCTTCGACCAATGGGTCATTTTTATAATCATTTATATATTTTATTTTTGAAATACCACTTGAAACCATAAGTTTCATACAATTATAACACGGATAATGACTAATATATGCTACACATTCATTACAACTAACTCCTCGTTTTGCACAATCTGTAATTGTATTTTGTTCAGCATGAATAGTAGCAATATTATGATTATCTTTTATAATCATTTTGTGTTGACATCCAGCAATATAACCATTATAACCTTGTGCTATAATGCGATTATCTTTTACAAATAAACAACCAACTTGAAGGTGTTCGCAAGAAGAACGAGTTACAGTTAAATTAACAATACTTTTAAAATATTCATCCCAAGATGGTCTAGTATTCATAATAATTATATAATAGTAATAATATTTATATAATTATTATTAATATTATGGTATAAATTTATGGTATAAATTTATGGTATAGGAATAAATTTCCACCCTAAATCTTCACATATTTTTTTCCATATTTGGTCTTGTTCTATGCGTTTTTCACGATCTTTTAACATAGGAAAATATGGCAAAAAACTGCGTTCATTTAACAATTCACATAATTTATATAATGTATAATAATAGTTTAAAAAATTAACTCTATCTTTAGGACAATATTTAGAATAAGGTTTTTGTAATTCCATAAATAAATTACACAATGTTTCTTCAAGTTCTGCACTCATTATTGGAGGTCTTATTCCTAACTTATCTTTTATAAATGGAATGTGTTCATAATATTTGTTGTAACCCAAATTTTTCAATATTTCTTTGGTTTTCTTATTTGTTAAGTCATTAAGACTTATGCGTTCTTTTTTGATTTGATTTTTAATATTTTCAAATACTTCATCAGGTATATTTGTACTTTCTTTTGCTTGAAATTGTGCTAATATTTCTTTTAAATGATTTATTCTTTTATAAGCATAAAAGCATACTTCTTTCGGTGGTTCTTTATAAGATGGTTTATCTATTTCAATTAAATATTTAATACTATTTGAACAATTACTGCATATTGACATCCCTTCGCTTTCAACATAAACCATCTCTCCTCTTTTACATACACTACAAATATCAGATGGGTAAATAAATTTATCATAATTTAAGTATTTTGAATCAATATTATTAAAATATTTATCTATAAAATTGTTGTTATTTATTTTAATATAATTTTCATCTTTTAGTTTTATATTATTTGCTTCAATACTTATAGTGTCATTTAATTCATCTGAAACATTTAATGAAAAGAATTGTTTTACTATATTATTTTTATCTGAATTTTCAAACGTATCATTTGTAGATATATTTTTTTTATTTTCAAAATAGTCAAATATATACTTTGAATTATTTAAATAATAATTTTTTTCCTTATTTTTGAGAGATTTTATTATATTTTTATATTTATTAATATTGTCTATTAATTCCAATTTATTTTTTGATTTATTTAGCATTAATTCAAGTTTCTCTATTTGTTTTAAGTATTTAGGAATAACTACTTCTTCATTATGTTTAAAAGATTTTATAATTTCATTATGTTTATTGTCCAATGTAGTTTTAATAGTATTAAATTTTTTCATTTGCTAGAGATTGTATTTTTAATGTATTAAAAATTTATATAATAATATTATTAATTATAATAATTAATTAAATTAATTAAAATTTAATTAATTAATTTAATTAAATTAAATTATAAAAAATTTTTTTCTTTAGGAATATTATAAAAAAATGGCTGGTGGATTAATGCAATTAGTCGCCTATGGCGCTCAAGATGTTTATTTAACAGGTAATCCTCAAATTACCTTTTGGAAAGTAACTTACCGTCGTCATACCAACTTTGCGATGGAATCAATTGAACAAACTTTCAACGGTCAAGCTGATTTCGGTCGCAGAGTTACATGCACTATTTCACGCAATGGTGATTTAGCTTACCGCACTTATTTACAGATTACTCTTCCTGAAATTGGTCAAACATTAGGTAATACAGGAACCAACAATGCAGTATATGCTAGATGGTTAGATTTCCCAGGTGAGCAATTAATCTCACAAGTAGAAGTTGAAATTGGTGGTCAGCGTATTGACCGTCAATACGGTGACTGGATGCATATTTGGTGCCAGTTAACTCTATCAAAAGAACAAGAACGTGGTTACTATAAAATGATTGGTAATACTACACAATTAACATATGTTTGCGATCCTGATTTTGCGGAAGTTGATGGTCCTTGCAGTGCTGACGGCATCCGCCAAGTCTGTGCTCCTCGTAAAGCTTTACCCGAAACCACTTTATATGTTCCTTTACAGTTCTGGTATTGCCGTAACCCCGGTTTAGCTCTACCTTTAATTGCTTTACAATACCATGAAGTAAAAATCAATTTAGACATTCGCAACATTGAAGAATGCTTATGGGCTGTAAGTAAAATTGATGGTGCTGGTGAAAAAGTTACCAATGCGTACAAACAATCGCTAGCTGCTGCATCGTTATTTGTTGATTACATTTTCTTAGATACCGATGAACGCAGACGCATGGCGCAAAATCCTCACGAATATTTAATTGAACAATTACAGTTTACAGGCGATGAATCGGTTGGTTCATCATCAAACAAAATCAAATTAAATTTAAATCATCCTTGCAAAGAATTAATTTGGGTTGTTCAACCAGATGCGAATGTTGATTATTGTGCTTCAACAACTAAAGATATGGATCTAAATAAATTATTAGGTGCTCAGCCATTTAATTATACAGATGCATTTGATGCATTGCCAAATGCAATTCATGCTTTTGGTGGCAAACAAGCTATATCTGCATCAGGAGTAACTGTCAATAATCAATTTATTAATTCGAGTGGAATGTTCCAAGATCCATTTGCCAATGATATTGCAACTACTACCGGTCTAGCACCACTTGCAAGTGGTTGGGGTACTACTACTAATAACACAGATTCGGGTGTTTCGGATGCCGGTACTTTCGTATTAGCTGAAACTGCCTTAGATATGCACTGCTGGGGTGAGAATCCAGTTGTTGTTGCCAAATTACAATTAAATGGCCAAGACAGATTTTCGGAACGTGAAGGCACATATTTCGATTTAGTTCAACCTTTCCAGCACCACACTCGTGCCCCA